AACACTCCGACAATTTAAGATTTATGCGTGATTGTGAGCAATGGTTTGGTCAACCTATCAAAATAATAGAAAACTCCAAATACAATGGAAGTATTTATGAGGTATTTGAAAAGCGTAAATACATTGTTGGTGTTGGCGGTGCTCCTTGCACAGTTCATCTCAAAAAAGATATGCGTAAAGCGTTTGAATTGCCCAATGACAGACAAGTATTTGGATATACGGCTGAAGAACAAGACCGAGTAGACCGATTTATAGATGCCAATAATGATGTAAATTTATGGTCAATCCTTATAGATAAAGGGCTTGGTAAATCGGATTGTTTGGCTATGATTGAAAGAGCTGGCATTGAGTTACCAGCAATGTACAAGTTAGGCTATCAAAACAACAACTGTATAGGGTGCGTTAAGGGTGGCTTGGGTTATTGGAACAAGATACGCCATGATTTTCCTGACCAATTTGACAGAATGGCAAATATGGAGCGTACAGTCGGGGCTAAAATACTAAAACACAAGGGTGAACGCATTTGGCTTACAGAATTGCCGTTAGACGCTGGCGATTACCCAACTGAACAATTCATTGAATGTGGAATTTTTTGCCACATGGCTGAAGAAGATATAAATGCTGGTACTTAGCCTTCCACTTCCACCTTCCGTAAACTCCTATAGAACCATCTTTAGGGGAAGAATGGGCATTTCTAAGGCTGGTCGGCAATTCAAAGAACAAGTCCAAGACTATGTGCTTGAATATCGAGTGCCAAAGTTAGGCTCTGCCAGACTTGAGATGAAAGTAGTCATATTCCCCAGGGATAGAAGAAAGCAGGACATTGACAACCGGATTAAAGCTTTATGGGATGCGTTAGGTGATGCTGGTGTATTTGACGATGATGAGCAAATAGACATCCTACATATTGAACGAGGCGAAATAAAAAAAGGCGGTGGAGTCCTTGTTTATATTGATGTATTGGAAGATAATGTAGATGCGTGAGGCTTTTTCCCCTTTAATTAGGGGTTTTTTTTAGGAGCAGTAAATGAACGAAAACATGGCACTTTTCTTGGCAACTTTGCTGCACAGTTCAACCAATACGCATTTTGCCCATTGGTCGACTGATTCCTACGCTAAACACAAGGCATTAGGCCATTATTATGAAGACATTCTTGGTCTAGTGGATAGTCTGGCTGAGACTTACATGGGCTGCTATGAGCAGATTAAGTCTTTTCCTAGCACCTACAATATGCCTAAAGACCCAGTTAAATACATGGAAGCACTTAACAACTTTGTTAAAGATGCTCGCCAAGACTTGCCACAAGAATCACAAATTCAGAACATTATTGACGAAATTGCCCAGTTGATTGATTCAACTTTGTATCAGCTCCGTTTCCTAAAATAATGCAACTGGTCGGCTTATCTGCTCTTGAGTACGATGAGCAGTATTACGCAGAGCATAAAGATGCAAACCTTGACTATCTGGGACATGGCTATTGGCAAGAAGAATATGCCAAAATGGTATCTAAGGGATTACCCCAAGGCTCTGTAGTATTTGATGGTGGTTGTGCTTGTGGCTCAATTCTTAATGGATTCAAGAAGTTAGGTCATAAAACCATTGGAATGGACTTATCTAGCTACATGATTGAGCTAGGTACAGAGCACTTTGATAATGACGAGTTAATCTGCGGTTCACTTACTGAAATCCCATTAGAAGATAATAGCGTAGACCTTGTACATTCAGCCCAAGTCCTAGAACACATACCCCAAGACTTGATGGAAGACATCATCGCTGAATTTGAGCGAATCCTTAAACCTGGTGGTCGTATGTTCTTGTGCTTAGATGCAGTCAGAGATGGCGAAACCAAAGATATGTATATGGGTGACCCTACCCATGTGAACATCCAACCTATAGAATACTGGGCTAAATTAGTCAAAAAAGGCAATTTACTATTTGATGTTCAAAGGTATAATGATTTTGTCCGCTCAGAGTATCGGCCTACCGAAGAAGTAGATGCTAACTTCTTTGAGGCTTACCCTTATTGGAGCGTGTTTACTTTAATCAAGGAATAGCTATGCCGTTAGATAAATCTGGAAGCGTACAAAGCGTAGGCAAAAACATCAAAGCTGAAATGAAAGCTGGAAAGCCTAAAAAACAGGCAGTAGCTATTGCCCTTAATGTAGAGCGTGACAACGCTAAAGGCAAACGCAAAGCCAAGCTAGAAGAGGCTTATGGTCGCTTTTTAGGTAAAAGGGATGCAGAATGAAACACATGAGCCGATACTACAAACCTGAAGATGCCATGCTCAGACCACATAAAGAGTCTACGCTTGAAAAGAACGAGAAAGCTCGTAACCAGTCAAAGCCACAAGAACTAGCAGTAGGCGGTAAAGGCGATATTCTCAACAAGAAGAACAATGAGCGTATGAAGCGTAAGGCAGCATTGCTTGATGCTATGAATAAGATACATGACCCAGATATAGCGTGAAATTATGGCTACATTATCCGATTTGCTAAGACAAGGCTATACACCGCCTACAGATTCAGCCCTTGCTGACCCTATAAAAGAACATTTCCGCACACTACCGCAAAAATTCAACGAAAACCAAGCTAACCAAATGGATTTATTAGCTAGGGCATACCCTGGCAATACCTTTAAATCTATGATGTTAGAAGGTGACCCAGCAGCAATGGGTGAATTAGCTATGCAAGCACCTATAGTTGGTATGACCAAAGCTCTTACCCCAAGAAAAGAATTAATTGAGCAACAATTAAACGCTTTGGAAGATACAGGCAGAGCTAAAGCAGGCGGTCAAGTAGCTGACGCTAATGGTTTCTTTTATAAAGGTGGACAATTTCTACCTACAACTACTGCAGAACCAGGTAAATGGAAAATTAACAATAAATGGGTTAAATCAGGGGATTTGTTAATTGAACCTGGAAAAGTTGCAACACAACCAACACCATTTTCTCAAAGCATATTTTCAGGAATTAAAGAATACATAGAACCAGATAAATCGGGGAAATATAAAATTAAAGAAGGATTAAGAACTCTTGGTAAAGCTGACGAAGAAGGCATGAGATATTACGAAGATGTAACTGGCAATACTACTTGGACTCCATCCATCAACAATGTAGTACATAAAGAACCAATAGATTTAAAAACATTAGTAGATGCTTACAATAGTGGACAGCGTTGGTTTGATGTAAACCCTGATGCAATAACTAAAACTACAAAATAGTGATAAACTAAAACCCTTACAAATCAACTACTTGAGAATGTATGGCTGAAAAACAATCAAAATCTATCAAAGGTGGCAAACGAGAAGGTGCTGGAAGGCGTGCTGGAGTGCCTAATAAGGTCACAGGCGATGTTAAACAAGCCATTGCTGCCTTTACCTCTGCCAATGTAGACAAGCTCGATGAGTGGCTTAATTCCATTGATGACCCTGCTAAGAGATTAGACCTTTACTTTAAGGCTCTTGAATACACTATGCCTAAATTAGCTAGAAGTGAGATGGTTGGAGACGAGAAAACACCTATCCGCATGGTGGTATCTTGGAAGAAGTAGTTCAAGAAGTAGAACTAGACTATCAGCCAAGGGATGTATTCTTACCATTCCATGACAGAACACAACGCTGGGCAGTAATCGTAGCTCATAGACGCTGCGGTAAGACTGTTTCATGTATTAACGACATGATTAAGCGAGCATTAGAAGAAGACAAGGAAGACGGCAGATATGCCTATGTTGCTCCTTACTATGCCCAAGCTAAGACTATTGCGTGGGATTACTTATTAAGGTTCTCACAACCAGTATTAGCTAAAGCCAATCAATCAGAGTTATGGGTAGAACTGGTCAATGGGGTCAAAATACGGCTATTTGGAGCTGACAACCCTGATGCCTTGCGTGGACTATACCTTGATGGCGTAGTGCTAGACGAGTATGCAGACATGAAACCATCCATTTGGGGTGCTGTTATTCGACCTTTACTAGCTGACAGACAAGGATGGGCTACCTTTATTGGCACTCCTAAAGGCCATAACCAGTTTTGGGATGTCTATAACAATGCCACCCAAGACTCTGATTGGTATGTAAAGACGCTAAGAGCAAGCCAAACTAACCTATTGCCAGAGTCAGAGTTGGAAGATGCTGCCAAGTCAATGTCTGAAGACCAATACTTGCAAGAGTTTGAGTGCGACTTTGAATCAGCCATTCTTGGGGCTTTCTACGGCAAAGAAATGCGTCAACTCACAGACCAAGACAGAATTACCCAAGTTGACTATGACCCATTGTTTCCGGTGCATACCGCCTGGGACTTGGGTTATTCAGACGATACCGCTATATGGTGGTTTCAAGTGGTTCATGGAGAGATTCGCTGCCTTGATTACCATTCATCTAATGGTCAACCAGTTAGCTTTTATGCTGGCATCATTGAGATGCGAGAGATGGAAAGAGGCTATAACTATGGCATTCACTATTTACCCCATGACGCTAGGGCAAAGACACTTGCATCAAATAAATCAATAATTGAGCAACTTTCGGACAAAATTCCGTTAAAATCTCTAAGAATTGTTCCAAATTTATCACTTCAAGACGGAATACAAGCAAGCAGGTTAGCACTAACCAGAGCTTGGTTTGACCATAAGTGCGAAGATGGAATTGAATGTTTACGGCAATATCAGCGTGAATACGATGAGGATAAGAAAGTCTTTAGGGATAAGCCCAGACATGATTGGACTTCTCATGGTGCTGATGCCTTTAGATATTTGAGTATCGTTTGGAAAGAAGAAGCAAAGATTATTACTAAAGATGAGCCAATTAAAGGCGTATTTGTAGGTAAGACTGATGTTTCACTTAACGACCTATGGAAACAGAAGCAAGTTGTCACTAGAGGAAGAATATAAATGGCAAACGATAAAGCAACAGTAGACCACACCTATGAGGATTGGTATAAGACCATCATGGGCTATGAACGCCAATACAAGCGTTGGGAGCAAAGAGCTGACCGAATCGTAAAGAAATACAAGGATGACTCTAGATATGACCGAAATCCTAATGCTCGCTTCAATATCCTATGGAGCAATGTACAAACAATCCAACCTGCTATCTTTGCTAGACTTCCAAGACCTGATGTATCTCGTAGATTTAGGGATAATGACCCTATAGGCCGTGTAGCGTCAATGATGCTAGAACGAGCATTAGAGTATGAGATTGAACACTATGGTGACTACAAGTCAGCCATGAACAATGCCGTTTTAGACCGCTTATTGGGTGGTCGAGGCGTTAGCTGGGTTCGCTATGAGCCACATTTTGCAGTAGATGAAGGTGGAGAACCTGACGATGGCTACCAAGTTACCGAAGATTCAGATGAAGCAGAGACACCTGAAGCAAAAGAAATTGAGAATCCAGAGCGTATTGAGTACGAATGTGCTCCGGTTGACTATGTCCATTGGAAAGAATTTGGTCATACTCCAGGTGCTAGGACTTGGGAAGAAGTTACGGCAGTATGGCGTAAAGTCTATATGTCTCGCCCAGCATTGGTTGAACGCTTTGGCGAAGACCTTGGCTACAAGATTCCGCTAGACACAAAACCAGCAGATGACAAGAACTCCTATAAGCCTATGGATGGCTTGTATGAAGCAGTAATCTATGAGATTTGGGATAAGGAAACAGGCAAAGCCCTATGGATTTCCAAATCACTAGGCAAAATCCTTGATGAACGAGATGACCCACTAGGACTAGAGAACTTCTTCCCTTGCCCTAAACCACTATTCTCAACCCTTACAACTGACTCATTAGAGCCAATTCCTGACTTTGTAATCTATCAAGACCAAGCTAGGGAATTAGATACTCTATGTGACCGCATAGATGGCCTTATCAACGCTCTGAAGGTTCGCGGTGTATATGACGCATCTTCTAGCGAATTGCAGCGTTTATTCTCTGAAGGCGAGAACAATACCCTTATTCCAGTAGACAACTGGATGGCTTTTGCTGAAAAGCAAGGCATGAAAGGTGCTATTGATTTAGTAGACATTACCCCATTTGCCCAAGCCTTAGCCCAATGCTATCAAGCAATGGAGCAAGTTAAGGGTCAAATCTATGAATTGATGGGTATTGCCGATATTCAGCGTGGTCAAACTGACCCCAATGAAACCCTTGGTGCTCAGATTATTAAGTCAAACAATGCGTCTGGTCGCTTAAAGACCATGCAACACGCAGTAGTAGACTTTGCCACTAGCCTGTTATCTATCAAAGCCCAAATCATCTGTAATCACTTTACAGACGAGACTTTGGTGCAAATCTCAGGGGCAATGCAATTAAGCCCACAAGACCAGCAACTGATTCCACAAGCTATTGCTTTGTTAAGAGATGAAGCTGCCAAGAACTTCCGTATTGAAGTTACTAGCGATTCAATGATTTATCAGGATGAACAGCAAGAGAAACAAGACCGCATTGCATTCTTATCTTCCGTTGGCTCATTCCTACAAACCGCATTGCCAACTGCTCAAGCAGCACCAGAGTTAACCCCAATGCTCCTAGAAATGCTGAAGTTTGGTGTTACTGCGTTTAAAGCTGGTAAACAGTTGGAAGGCATTATTGACCAAACTGCTGATGAGTTGCGTAAAGCCTATGAGATGTCAAAAGGTCAACCTAAACAACCACCTGTAGAACTACAAAAAGTGCAGATGGAACAGCAAGCTGAAATGCAGAAATTGCAGATGCAAGCCCAAATTGAGCAAGCCAAGATTCAAGGTCAAATGCAGTTGGAGAAGGCTAAACAGGAATACCAGGCTCAAGAAAATCAACTTAAATTCCAACTTGAAGACCAACGCAATCGAGAAGAAAAGCAGATGGAATTGCAACTTGAGCAAGCTAAGATGGACTCTGGCAACAATAAAGAGTTGTTGTTGGCTTACCTTAATAATGCAGCTAAAATTGAAACAACTCGCATTTCATCCGGTTTAGATACAGGCGAAACGGCTTATGCTGATAACATTCAAATGGCTAACATTTTGCAAGACCAATTAGGATATTCAGACATGAAAAATCATCCATTACAGCCTGCTATTGAGAATATGCAGATGAGCAATCAACAACTAGCCCAACTGCTATCTAGCTTAATTCAGCAAATGCAACAGCCTAAACAGATTATTCGTGGTGCTGACGGCAAAATTATTGGAGTTCAATAATGGCTATTACAGTTACCCACAGTAAGGTTTCAACGATACCTGACGGAGATGATTCGTCAGTAGTTCGCCCTAGTGATTGGAATGATGACCATGTCCTAACAGGAACTGTCCCTGTAGCCAATGGCGGTACAGGAGCTTCAACGCTTACTGGTTATGTAAAAGGTACTGGCACAACTGCCATGACTGCTTCAGCTACTATTCCCAATACAGACATCACAGGTTTAGGAACAGCTTCCACTAAAGACGCTGGTTCAGCCAATGGTGTAGCTACTTTAGACTCAGGTGGTAAAGTCCCTGTTTCTCAATTACCAGCAGCAGTTTTAGGAGCATTAAGTTATCAAGGCACATGGAACGCATCAACAAACACACCTACTTTGGCAAGCGGAGTTGGTACTAAGGGCTACTACTATGTCGTGGATGTTGCAGGGTCAACAAACCTTGACGGCATTACCGATTGGCTCGTTGGCGATTGGGCGGTCTTTAACGGAACAGTCTGGCAACAAGTAGACAATACCGATTCAGTTACAAGCGTAAACGGCTTAACAGGTGCGGTTACATTAACTACCACTAACATTGCTGAAGGTACAAACGAATACTTTACAACTGCTAGAGCAAGAGCATCTGTAAGTGCTGGCACAGCTATCAGTTATGACAATTCCACAGGCGTAATTACTAACTCTGCCCCTGACCAAACAGTAGCCTTAACTGCTGGTACAGGCATAAGCACTAGTGGCACATACCCTAACTTCACTATTACCAACACTAGCCCATCATTGGGTGGTGATGTAGTAGGCCCATCTTCTGCTACAGACAACGCTATTGCCAGGTTTGATACAACTACTGGAAAATTACTGCAAAACTCTGTAGTTACTGTAGGCGATACAGGAGCAGTTACAGGAGTTACAACCTTATCTGCCTCTACATCCGTAACAAGCCCAATACTTAAAGCTGCCAATTCTGCTGGTGGTGCATTGCAAAATGCTAGTGGAACTGCCCAAATCCAATGGGGTGCAGGTGGTGG